CGGCTTTAAAAACGCGCTAGCGGCTATGGAAGCGGCCGACTACACTACTGCAGCAAAAGAATTTCTTGATTCAAAATGGAGCAGGGACGTAAAAGGCCGTTCACACGAACTCGCAGGCATGATTGAGACGGGTGAATACCTATAGTGAGACTAACCGCGTATGGCATACCTGAGACTGGCGCTAAAGCCCGGCATTGACAAGCAGAACACCGAATACGGTGCCGAAGGCGGTTGGACGGATGGAGATAACATCCGTTTTCGTTATGGGCTGCCTGAAAAAATAGGCGGGTGGACCTACTTTAACGGCACTCCCGATTACTTAGTAGGCGAGACAAGTGAAATCTTTACTTGGAACAACCTCGCAAGCACTCCCTATGTCGCTGCAGCGACTAACCGCAAGGTCTACGTTAGTGTAGGCGGCGCTTGGTATGACATAACACCTTTACGCGCCACCACCTCTGCAGGCGATGTAACTTTCTCCGCCTCTTCAGGGTCTGCAACTATTACTGTGACAGACGCCGGCCACGGGGCGGTGGAAGGCGACTTTGTTACTTTTAGTGGTGCAGCCAGTCTTGGTGGACAAATTACCGCGGATATTCTTAATTCCGAATACGAAATCACCAGTGTCACCAACTCCAGTACCTATACCATTACCGCCCCAATCAATGCCGACGGATCAGACACAGGAAACGGCGGGGCGTCTGTAGTCGGCGCCTATCAAATCAACACGGGTTCGGACGTCAGCTACTTTGACTTTGGTTTTGGAACAGGCACATGGGGCATAGGGACATGGGGCACGCCAAGGTCTGAGGTTGAAGTCGAGACGCTGCAGTCTCGAGCTTGGCATTTTGATAATTTTGGTCAAATCCTTCTTATTCAGCTTGTTGATGGTGAGCTTTATCAATGGGACCCTGACGACGGCGTTGACCAACGGGCAACCGTGGTGTCCGGCGCCCCTACCGCTAACAGCTTCATGCTCGTCTCTAGCCCGGACAGGCACTTAGTTGTTTTTGGCACTGAAACGACTATCGGCGACCCGTCAACCCAAGACCCCTTGTTTGTGCGGTTCTCTAACCAAGAAGACATCAACACCTTTGCCGAGTCGGCCACTAACACCGCCGGCGGTCAGCGTCTTTCAGACGGTAATAGAATTCAAACTGCAGTGCGTTCTCGTGGTCAAATACTGGTCCTAACTGACACTTCATTGCACGGCATGCAGTATATCGGTCCTCCTTACACGTTTGGCTTTCAGCAGTTGGGCACAAACTGTGGCGCACTGGGAACCCACGCCGCAATGGAAGTCAACGGTCTGGCCTTTTGGATGGGCAACGAAGCGTTCTACCTGTTCGACGGCACGGTGAAAAAGCTTCCTTGTACTCTGCAGGATTACGTCTTTGATGACATCAATCTGGTGCAGGGAGAAAAGGTCTTTGCTGCGCTGAACTCAGACTTTAACGAGGTAACGTGGTTCTACTGCAGTTTCACGTCCGACTACATAGACCGATGCGTAACCTTTAATTACGTTGAAAATGTCTGGTCAGAGGGGACTTTGTCACGGACTTCTTGGCAGGATGTGGGGTCTTTCCCAAAGCCAATAGCCGCGGAATATTTCCCCGAAGGCACCGAAGACACTTTGAATACAATTTACGGCCTGACCGCCGGCCGCAGTCTTGTGTATAACCACGAGGACGGGCTAAACCAAGCCGACGGAAGCGCCATTACAGCCTTTATAGACTCGGGCTACTTCGACATTGGTGACGGCGACAACATGATTCTGATGAGCCGATTTATTCCCGACTTTAAAGACCAACAGGGCGACCTCACGGTTAACCTGTTCTTGCGTCCTTACCCTCAGGCCACGGCGAGCCCGAGCTCTTTGGACCCTTACGTTATTACACCGACTACAGAAAAGGTCGACACAAGGGCCCGCGGCCGGCAGATCGCGTTGAAGATTACCAGTGACGAAGTTGATACTAACTGGCGCTACGGCACTATGCGCGTCGACATTAAGCCGGACGGTCTGCGATGAGCAAGATACAAAACGTCCGACTTCCGGATACTGCGGCGGGCCAGTACAGCGCTGAGCAGTTTAATCAGCTTATTAGATCGCTAGAACAGATTGTTTTTCAGCTAAACTCAAGCTACACGGCGATACCAGACCAAAACGTCGCGGCGTCTATGCTTTGGATGAAGGGTAATGCGCCGGGTGTTCGTGGGTTTCAGCTAGACTACGGCGTGCAGCTACCGCATGCGATGTTTATGAACAACAGCGACCTAGATAACTTAGGCCCTACGCTTGAGAACATCATCACTTACGACACGCCTATCTTTGGCCGTGGCATACGAGTCGAGGCCCACGAAGCAGAGTTTACGGCGGTTATTGACGACGGGGCGGGCTCAGCCGGTACTACAATGGACGTCACGGCGGTAGCCTCTGGCACGTTGCTATCGGGAATGACCCTGACCGGCACTGGGGTGACAGCAGGCACGCGCATCGTATCCCAGTCTAGCGGCACAACAGGCGGGGTCGGGCTTTATGTAGTAGACACCTCGCAGCTTGTAACAAGCACCACGGTCAACGGATCACGGGCCTCTAAGCTTGTTTTCGACCACACCGGACAATACTTCATCACTGTTCGCTGTCAGGGCGTTAACCAAGACAACACCGTGCATGAATTAGAGCTGTGGGCCAAGGACAGCGGGGTGGATTACCCCTTAAGTAATACAAGGTACGACGTTCCTGTGCGTAAAAATGCTACGACTTGGGGGCACTCTGTGGCGGATATTTCTGGTATCTTTACTGTTACAAACCCAACCAACAGTTACCTAGAGATGGCGTGGTGGTCAGATAGCCTGTTGACGTACTTGGAGTCTTATGCCGCAGGGACTAGCCCAACAAGACCGGCAATCGCTTCAGTGATATTGACCGTTTCGATGCTTTCTGCGGAGACGCCCTGATGGCTGTAAAATATTTTAGAGAGCACGTAACTCCAAGTGCTGCAACAGAGACAACGATTTACACGGTTCCTGCGGCGAATACCGCAGTGATCTCGTCTTTGCGTATCACTAATACGGGTTCTTCTACATCCACCATCAATTTGGCTATCTACCCTGACGGTGGGGCTACCCCCTATAAAATACTTGAAGACACTGTTTTAGCTATTGACAGCACAATGGATGCTTTCAACGGTGTTTCTTGCGTGATGGAAGAGACTGACGTACTAAAAGTCACCAGTAGTCAGGCTGACGTAGACTTTTATTTATCGTATATGGAAGTGGACAGAAACTAACAATTTGTTGATAATTGACGTAATTTCGCGTTTTCCCGACGCGCGACCCTATGTGGTCCCCTACAACTTAAGGACGTAAACATGGCAGAAGCGATGTCGGGAGGAATAGCGGGACTCCCAATGCAACAACCCGCCGAGATGCGACCAGAGGACCTTGCTGCTTTTGAGCAGATGAGGCAGGACGTCTCTCCTTCAGAATTTAATGAAACGGTCTTGAGCTCGGCTGCTGAAGCCGACCCTATGGCCGTGGCAGAGTTTAAGGCTGAGCTGCGCGATCTGCAGCTCCCTCGTGAGGTCTTAGACGTCCTCAATACGATGGTAGATGAAATTCTAGCCTCCCCCGAGAAGTACCAAGAACTTCGCATGAAGTACATGGCTCAGGACATTCCTGAAGACCTGCTCCCTGCCCAGTTTGATCCTGAGTTCTTTTCTGCGCTGAACCTTGCCGTTGATGAAATCATGGCGACTGCCGGCCCTGATATGGCGATGGGCCCTCAGAACTTTGCTGAAGGCGGCCTTGCTACTCTTCGTCCTATTACTGAAGCTATCCGACAGCAGGGCCGCTACGGCGACACCATGCTTGCCCACATCTCGCCACGCGAGGCGATGGTCCTCAAAGAAATGGGGGGTAGCGGTACACTTAACCCCTACACCGGCCTGCCTGAGTTCTTCCTGAAAAAGCTCTTCAAAGGCGTAGGCAAGGCACTTAAGAAAGTCGGTAAGGCCGTTAAAAAGTTTGCTAGCAGCAAGATCGGCCGTATCGTTAGTACCATGGCGCTTGCCTTTGTCCTCGGACCGGCAGCCGCGACCGCATTGGGCGTAAGCTCAACCGTCGGCGTAGCAGCAGTCTCGGGCTTTGTGGGCAGCGCAGGCTCTACCCTGTTAGGCGGTGGTGACCTTAAAGACGCGTTGAAGGCAGGCGCTGTCGGTGGTTTGACTGCCGGTGCCGGTGCAGGCGTGTTCGGTGGGGCAGGAGCCTTCGAAGCAGGTAGCTACACTGGTCCTACTACAGTAGGTGGACAGCTAACTAAAGCTAAAGAAGCAGTATTTGGCGCACCTGAGCAGGCACTTCCTGACGTTGGACAAGCGGCCACGGAAACCGCAGCAGAGACCACGGCCCAAGCTTTCCCTGCCCCAGATGCAGGTGCTCCAATTACTCGAGCACCGATTTCTGAAGCCACAGGCATTGAAACAGTAATGCCGGGCGATCCCTTTGCGGCAACTCAAGCAGGCGTGCCATCTCCTGTTGCAGCCGCTCCTGCGGATGGATTTAGGTTCTACGAGGCAGGTCGAGGCGCAACTGGCGCTCCTATTGTTGAATCAGTAGGTGTTCCGGGCCCTGCAGCAGGGCAGTTAGGCGCTCAAGTAACCGAGGAAGGCTCTCGAAGCCTTGTTCAGCGCGGACTCGACAGAGTTCTTCCTAGCCGTATCGAAGCAGCCGCTATACCTCAAGCCGAACAGGCCGCCGCTGAGGCGCTCGCGCGTACTGGGTCGGAAGCAGCAGCTCAAAGGGCTTATGATGCCGCGATGCCGGGACTACTTTCTAAGTACGGACCTGCCGCAGCCACAGGCCTTGGCATCATGGGCTTGACTGGTGGATTTAAAGCAGAAGAAGCGCAGGTTCCGCCGGGCTTTGAGAGCATGGCAATGGGTGTCTCACCCGGTCAACAACTGCTCGAGCAGCGTCCAGACCTCTATGGTCTGCGTTTTGGTGGGGTTAACACCGTCTCTACCACTTCGCCTTTCC